CGACGTTGTCGCGCAGCTCTTTATTCAACGCAGCCAACAGTTTCGTTTTGCTGCCTTTGTTTTGCTGATCCAACGCATACAAAGCGTCCCTAACTTTTTTTAAGTCAGGGAACATTTCGACTTTTAGATCAGCACTCACAGGGCAGATTCAGCCGAAGTGATAGCAACAGTCGCAAGCGCGTTTGTACCATCAAAACGTGCCTCAAACGCAAACTGATTCTGAAGGACGTTACGGTCGGCGGCATCAAACGAGGTCGGTGCTGGGAAGATGACGGCCGGAATGCTTACCGAAAATGTTTCGTAGTAACCGGAGGCAATCAGCGGGCCTTGCCACGTCATCGTCAACGATGTGCTGGTGTTTCCTACGGCGCGATTGTGAAAGTCAGTCAGGTTCAGGAAATCGACAGTAACTGAGCCGGTGACCTTTGAAACCGCGTTAAGAACTGGCTCAGACTTGGTGCCAGCCACCGTCGCGCCCGCGTAGTAGCCCGACGTGTCCATTGCGCGGTCAATGCTGAGCGCAACATTCTTTACGCCGCTGACAGGCGAACCGGCCAGCGATACGGTCAACTGGCCGCCGTGGAACACGTTGACGCCGGTGCCGTATGACGCAAACGTCGGAGCCGAAAGGCTAGTTGAGTTTTCATACGCCTGAGCGTCAATTGTCGCGGTCGCCGACAGCACCGAGTCGATCGCGCATGACAAATCAAGCTTTGCAATTTTGCAGCCTTTAAGTGTTGCGGGCGTCACGGTGCCGCCGCGCTGAGGCAGGCCAACCTGCATCGTCAGTGACTTGCCAAACGGATCGGCCAGGGCGTGAGTCTGAAGGTAGGCAGACGATGAGCCTTGCTGCACTGGGGTAACCGTGGTGCCCATCAACGTCTGGAACAGTAGGCCCATGTTTTTTGACTGAATATCAAAGCCAATAGTGCCCATGCCGCCGGTGACTGCTTCAACCCATTGGTTGACGTATTCCGAATAAGCGCCGGCAACGATGCCTTCGCCTTGTACGCGCGTTGCTGTTTTTTGCAACGAAACAGACTTATGTCGAACATATTTTGTGGGGGCAACGAAATTTCCGTATGTGCCCGCTTCGCTTGAAAACCCCAGCGAGGAACCTAGACCTGAGCCAATTGCCATTGTTGTATCTCCTTAGTTGGTCGGCTCAGCGGCCGGTGCGGGGGTTGAAGTTTCGGGAGCTGGTGCCGGATCAACGGCAGGCGCAGCGTCGGCCTTTTTCGCGGCTGGTGCAGACACAGCGGCCCATAGAGGCGTTTCGCCAGTCTCGCCGGTCTGGAAGTAGACCTGCGCGGCGTACTCATCAGAGACCGTCAGAATTGCGTCGGCTTCAACCTTTTCTAGGCCGCGATCAGTAATTACCAAAACGGCAGTGTCGGTGATGTTTCGGAACTGAGCCATTCCTGTCTCCTGAGTTAGATGATGCTGGTTGCTTGCAGGGTGAAGGGCAGCCGCACGGCGGTGCCGTCGGCAAATTGGTCGATGATGCACGAAATATCGGTGATCTCTACGGCGATGACGTTGGTCAGCCCAAGGCCGTAGTTCGCTCGGATCGCAGACTCGACCCAGCCGAGAACTTGAAACGCGCGCGTGCGGGTTGTCGAAATGTCAACGTCGCCGGTCTGACTCATCACGCAGCAGTTAAGTGTCACGGTTTCGTCGCGCGTTGAGGACGTGCCCGCCAGATCGTGATACGCCTGCGAAATGCGGCCAGCCTCGGGCTGTTCAGGGTCGCCGCTATTGCCGATGATTACGAGGTCGTCATAGCGTTCTTGTGTAATCGGCAGACCATCGGAAACGGTCAACGTGGCGAGGTTGGTATCAGCGCGCAACGTGGTTAGCACCGCGTCATAGACGGTCGCAAAACGGCTTGAGACGGTCATGCGAAGCCTGGCACGTTAATGAGGTCGGCAAGTTCTTGAATTCTAAAAGTCACAATGTTTGAGCCGCCCGGGATGTAATCGGAATCTCCGCTGCCCATCGCCATCGGCGAAGCGCCGCGCTGAGTGCGCCACAAGTGCCGAACAATTTCTTTGATGAGCAACTGCTCGACAGGTGACGGGTCAGTCTTGCCGGCCACATAGTTGACCGTGATGTTGTTCTGACCTGACCGCCAGAACCGGCGCATTGTCGTATCGCCACGGTAAACAAGGCCCGCGCGATAGTTGACGTAAAAGTCAACGTTCTCAGTCAGCGTGACACCGTTCTCAACGATGCTCGTGACAGACACAACGGGCTGCTTAATGAGCATGATGCTGTCTTCAGTTGCCGTGTACTTTTCGCTAAACGATTTGCGCCGCAGCTTCTGATTGACCAGCGGCTCAGCGATATCGGTGGCTTCCATAATGAACTGGCGCAGTTCGTCATCATTAGCCGTGCTGGTGATGTTCAGGTATCGCTTCACGTCGCTCAGGCTGACAATGAAGGTTTCGGTTGGGTCGTTGATTTCAAATGAATCCGTGTACGCACTGGCGTTGGTGCCGGTGGCTACCCAACGCACTAGGTGACGGCCCACAAGGGTCGGCGAGTAGTCCACGGTGTATGAGCCGGTGGTGGCGTTTGTGACGCTCGGCGTGGCCGTGGTGCCGTCTGGCAGGGTAACGGTGCACGTTACGGCGGTGGCGTTGGCTGCGGTGCCGCTTGAGTCTTTGACGGTGACGGCTAGGCCAACGATGTCGCCGAGGTCGTAGGCCATATCAGGCTCCCGTCATTGTTGCTGTGGTTTTCGTGGTGGCAGTCATTGACGCGCTTGCCGGTATTGCGGGCGAGATTGAGGCAGTTGCCTTAGTGGCGGCAAACATCTGCCCTCGACGATCGGCGATAACGGCCAAGGCCGCCGTTACCGTTGCGACTGTCACGCCCGTGGCTGTAACTGTGCGCGTTACCGTCACGGCTGCCGCGGTTAACGGAGTTACCGCATAAGCCGCAATAGCGTTGTGTGTTGCTGCGCTTTGGCTGCTGGTGCTTGGCGTGGTCGTTGTGGACGAATCGGCTAGGACTACGCGAACCGCTGCGGCCGAGGTCGTTGGCGAAACGGTCACATTGGTCGCGCTGGCCGTAACGGCGCGAACGCCGGTTGCGGCCGTGGTTGGGCTAGTTGTTAGGGCAGCGTCGGCGCTCTTGGCAGCGGTGCTCTGTGTGGCTGTGGCGGCCGGTGTCGGCGAGGTCGTAACTGACGCGCTAGCCGATTGTGTTGCCGAGCCGCTGGCCGTCGAGATCGGGCTAGTTGTTACAGCTGCATCAACGGCCCGCACCACGGTCGCCGAGGCGGCCGATGTTGGGCTGGTCGTCGTTGAGGCGCTAGCGGCTTGAATTGCGGCAGCCGATGCAGCGACCGTTGGCGAGGCAGTTACGCCCGTGGCTGTGGCTGGTCGAGTTACTGAAGTGTCGGCGGCGACTGCCGGCGAATTACTTACGGCCGTTGATGAAGCCACCGCCGTGCGCGTGCCCGCAGCTACAACGGCCGGCGAATTGGTTACGCCGGTGGCAGTCGCGGTTTGAGTAGTGCCGCCCGCTGTGGTGACAACGGTCAAATACGAGTTACCTGTTGTCAGCGTTAGCGCAGTTGATAGGTACGGCGAACCGTTGGCGTTGTAGGGAAAGCCACCATTGATAAACGGTGTATCTGCACCGACAAAATATGAGGTGCCGCCCTTGTTCACCCAAGCAATTGCGGCAGCCGTTCCAGTTGCCGAAACAGTTGACGACGACAGGCTCGCGAAAAAGGTGAAAAGCTTGTTAGTAAAAGTTGAAGCGGCGACATACGCAACCGTGGCGCCCGGTGTTCTTGAATGACATTCAATTGATGACGCCGCCGAATCCAACTGTTGCGCAGTTTGACTCAGGGTGACTGATGTAACTGTATTGCCTGCGGGGATTGCTGAAGTATCAAACTTGTTGTGCCACTGGTGCGCTCTATACTCAATGCCGCCTTTGCCATAGGTGATGTATTGCGAAAACACTTCACTTGAAGGCGAAGTAATTGCGTAACCCGTTCCATTGCGAATGCTTGCTTCATCCCCGGCAAATTGGCCAAAAAAGGTTGATGAGTTCGCATTGCACGTATAGGTAGGCATTAGGCACCAGCCATCGTGCGCACAAGGTTGCCGATCAAGCGATGGGCTGCGCCCAACGGATCGCCGTCATGGTCAAAATCTGTCCAATGCAGTGGGCAATCTAAGAACACATCAACGTCATTGAATGACGCGGTGGCAGTGGTGACACTAAACGTGTTGCCATCAGCACTAAACCCGCCAACAGTTGCCAGCACCATGCCATCGCGGAACGTGTGCGGATCGCCGGCCGCGATCAGAGCATCAGCCATATCTTGAGCTGCGCTCATCAGTTCAACCTCTCGGCCGCCAAGTTGATATCGAAAATTTCGCGCACATCCATCGGCACAAACTCGACCTGTGTGCCCGTCGCCAGTTCGATGACGGCGATGCCAGGCTGTGCCAACGGGTCTGTGGTGATCTCGGGAAACGCGGTCATGCGGCCTTGTGAGATACCTACAAGCAGATAGTCGCCAACCTGCACAATGCCGCGCGTCCAGCCCGACAGCGTGGCCACAACGGTGGCCGCAGTATCGCCGGCCGCCCACTTGCATAACTGGCCGTGGCCCGAGTTGGCGAAGTAAACCGAGTCGCCGACAATCGTGGGCGAGTGCGGGAAAAACAAGTTATGCAATACAACTTGATTGGTTTGCGCGTCGATGAGTGCGCCACGCTCGGCTTTCGCCTCATCTCGCCAACCTTGCGCGACATCGGAGATGCCAAGCGCGGTGACGTATTTCGGTGCACCGTTAACGGTGGCAACGCCGTTCACCCACGAACGAGCATCTGACGTGCCAGCGGTAACGCCTGGCACCGTCCAAACAACTTCGTTGACGCCAAAAGCGTGACGGGTCAACGCCGACTGGTACGACGCGCAGGCGATGACCGAATCATCGGCAGCAAAGCCGATCTCGTGGCTGTCGGTGTTCGGCACGTCAAGGACGGCCGCACGGTTGCCCGTTGACTTGTCGTAGTAGTACAACGACGTATGTGAAGCAACGGCCACGTATTGCCGACCTACTGCAAGCCCCCGCGCGTTGTCAATGTCAACTGATGACCAGGTGTCAGCCTTATACGAAAACACTTTGTTTTCAGAATGACTTGATACAAGCAGCGCGTTAGTGCCGAGGGCTTGCGACAGAATCGCGCCCATTGTTACGACGCGGTGGTGATAGTCAGCGAGGCACTTGAAAGGTTGAGGGTGTCACCTGTCGAGAGGGTCTTGCTAGCACTCAAAGCGGCTGACCATAAAAAGTTTCCGGCCGACGATGCATCCCAGAACGAAATGTGCGAAACAACTTCGCCGTTGGTGCCAGCCCAGCTTGTATATGACGGCGTATTTGAAAGCGACAACACGCCAGTAGTTGACGCGCTGAACGTTGCGGCTTGACGGGTCGTGACAGATGACACCGAAGTTGTGCCAGCCGTGCCCGGGTTGGCGGTATGTAGTTGCACGTAGACGGCTGAAGGCGCCGTGTACGTGGTGCCAGCGGCACCGCCACGAATGACGTTCAGCCAAGAGTTTGCAAGTGTGGTGCTAGTGCCGACAGCCATCAGGACTCCTCAGTGTTTTCGGCTTTAATGACCTCTGCGTCGGCAGTGGCCTGAATGATGAACGTTGTTGTTTCAGGATTCATTAGTGCCCTCTTCAATCGTGGCTTCAGCCGCCCGCATGGCCAACTGGAAAGAACGCTGCGACCGGTACATGTCAGCGGTCAACACGTAAGACTTTTGATGACCAACCGAAATGCCGGTATGGACAAACACAGGGAAGCCGAGCTGACCGGCGCGCAACATGAACGTCATATCTTCCGATACGCGCGAACCGCGAATCTCGCCCTCTTGAAACCACGGGTAAGCGTGCGAAAACTCTTTATCGGCTACGGCCTCAAACACACGGCGATGAATCAGCACACATGCGGCACCAGTGCCAACAACCTGAAACATTTCATTCTCAGGAAAATCAAGAAAGCGGATCGTCTGCGGGCCGCCGTTCTCTTCAACCATTGAGTACAAGGTTGGGAACAGTTCGCCGTCAGATACGCCAAACGCCAGAGCGCCCACAATCGGCGCGGTTTCAGAGTCAGCGGCTTCAACGAGTTGCTCAACAATGAACCGATCAAAAGTCATATCGGCATCAAGCATGAGCAGCCATTCAGCATCACCAGCGAGGAACTGCTCAACGATCTCGTTACGACCCGAAGAGATGTTGACGCCCGAATAAACGGGCAGCAACGTGCGCAAATGCGAACCGGCCGTTAACTCGTGAGCGATTAAACCCGCTAGTGAATTGCAGAACCCTGAAGCAACTTCTTGGCCGTAGCAATAGCCCACGGCAACAGTGTCTTTTGCGATCTCCATGCGCCCCTACCCTTTTGAATTGTGGACAGAACCCGCTGAGGGCCGACCAGGTGGCCGACCCCCAGCGAGCGTGAATCTGCTAGAGCTTGAGAACGCGGAAGGCGCTAGGCACCAGAGCGTCTGAACCGACGCGCCAGTTGTAGAACCATCCACGCTGACCCAACGGACGACCCGACGTGGTGTCGAACGTGTTAGGGATGTACTCCATCGTCGAGCCGATACGGTCGAAGATGAGGAACTGCGAGAAATCACCGGCAAGCAGGATGTTGCTGCTCGTGGTCATGGTTGAGTCCATTGAGTACGCCTCGTACTGAGGGCGACCCAACAGTTCGGCCGGCTGGTTCGCTCCGAGGTTCGCCCAGAACGATGAACCGCCGTAGATGTCCATACGGCGAATGATGCCGTAGGTCTTGTAGTTGGCGATCCACGAAGACTTGCTACGGAACCGCGGCGGCACGGCCTCAATCACGGCGTCAACATCGGCGCGTGAAGCGGTCGTGAACGTTCCACCCGTGGTGGGCGAAACACGCGAAGTCGTGACAGCAGTAACGGCAGTGACGATGCCCTTGGGCTGGCCTGAACCAGTACCCGTGGCGAACGCTGCATCTTCCAGACGATCCTTCGCATCAGCGAAAAGGGCCGGAAGCGAGTTGGCCAGAGCGGTATCTTCCAAGATTTCAAACGATGCTGCAACGAAAGCGTCAGCAAGGTAAGCAGTCACGGAAGGCTGAGCGAAAGTCGGCGAAGCATCGGCAGCAGCCGCGTTTTCCGTCTTCCATTCAGCAGACACACCAGCAGATGAAATGCCGTTCCACTTGTTTGAGACACCAGTCTCAATGCGGCTGATCTGACGGAACGGGTTAGCAGCACCCGCGTTCGACAAGATAACCGTGGGGTCGAGCAAGAACGGGATAGCGTAGCCACCGTTAGCACCAGTCGTTGACAGGGCAGCACGGAAAGCAGCAGCCTCTTCAGGCTCCAACATGCTGTGGAAATCCATCGGGTACTGCATCACCTTCAGGAATGCGCGATGGTAGGCAGGGCTACCAGTCAGAAGCGCGTGGCGAGCGACCTCGGTGGGCGTCGTTACGTGAACCTCGGCATTGTTCTCAATGAGGCGGGTGGCGCGCTCCTGCCAGTCGGCAACGTAGCCGGTGGCTGATTCGATCGCGGTGAGGGCACGAGCTGAAACTTCAGCCGCATCCATACGGTTGACAACACCAGGCTCAACACCTTCGAAGGGGCTGCGCTTGATGATGACCTCGGGAGCGCCGAAGCCTGATTCGCGGTTTGCAGGATCAGCAGCGGCGGTACGAATCGCCGTAGCCTTCTCCTCTAGTTCGCGCGCGGTGGCCAAGCTGGTCACGGCCGCGTCGTACTCGGCAACGATCTCAGTGGATCGGGTTGCCTGCTCGTCGGTGGGCGACTCGATGTCGGCCAGCGCGAGCATTTCGGTGCGGAGCGCCTCGACGTTAGCCGACAGCTCCTCAACACGCTTGCTCATTTGATACCTCTTTCGATGAGTGATGTGCGCAGAACGTTGCGCGCGATAACTAACCGACCTGGGTGCATACGCGGCCCATCGGCACCGGCTCCGGTTGGAGTGGTGGCCCTCGCAGCGATCGCCTGATCAAGGCGGCGCGCGAAGGAAGTGAGTTGGGATGACATTTGAACCGGCGTCATGTCGCCCATGTCGGCGCCCATGTCAGCCATGTAACCGCCCTCTTCGGCCTCTTCGTCATCCATGTTCGGGTTAGGCATTCCAAGAATCTGAGAAACGACCGCTTGCGCCATATCCAGCGCACCATCAGCGCACGCGAGCGCGTCAATGATCGGGTCAAGTTTCACGTCGGCAACAGCAAGGCAAGTGAGCAACTGCTGAGCGAGCATCTGCTCATCGGGTGCCAACTGGCGCAAGCCAGTCACAACAGCGCCCTCATAGGCTGGGAATGTCACAAGACTTACCTCTCGTAGTGCGACCTCGGTGCGCACGGTTGTGCTGCCGTCGCGCTTAGATTTGATAGGCATGAAACCAACGGAGAACGCGCCCAGTACGCCATCGCGCACCAGCTCGAGCTGGTCGCGGCCGTAGGCGGTATCGGATACGCGGAAAGAACCCATCAGGCCCGCTTCCGTTTCCACCATGTCAACGGCGCGGCCCAATGGCTTGTGCGCGTCATGCTGAGACAACAGACGCAACGCAAAACGATCAACGGGCTTCTCGCTCAAGTACTTGGAGAATGCACCACGCTGGAAGCGTTCCTGATATGCAGGGCCACCGTCAGAGACTCTGGCGTTCTGGCCGTAAGGCACCACGATGCCTTGAATCGTTCGACCATCGCCATCTGACCTGACCTCAAGGTCAGTCGTGAAAGAGCGCGACAGAGCCGTCATGTAGTTATCTCCTTGTGTGTTGGCCCCATTGCTACGCGCCTGGCAGAGTTGGCGGGTTGAATGCTTTTACTTGAGTCACTGGGATTTTGTCGATTTCTTGCGCGGCATCTTGTTTGGCGGCCGCCTTATACAACTGAACCGACACAAGGCCGGTGTGCTTCAGTAGCGTCATATCGCCAGCGGTCAACGCATCAACGATTGACGACGATTCGTAGCCAGCGGTCAACAACGTCGAGGCCGTCTGGGCAAGAATCTGCATCGTGAGCGCGCGCTCATTCTCACCATCGCGCAGCGCAGGAATACCGCTCACGTCGTACCACAAACGTGAACCGTCAGGCACATTCACCAGCGGCGTCAAAGCCGAGCAAATCGACTGCCACAAGAACGCCATCGTGCCATTGCCGAAAGCCTTCAGGGCCTGCTCATAGTTGGAGTATGTCGCAGCATCAAGACCGCGAGACAAGCCGGCAACGATCGCAGGCACACCAGCAGCTGAAGCAATACGCGCCTCGCCGGCCGATTGAACGGCGCTGTAGTCCATGTCTTTAAAACTTGAGCCGACAATGCTCAAGTCTGCGCCTTCATCAAGAACGACAGTGCCACCAGCGCCAGCAGGGCCGCCGTACCGCGCCTGCCAACGTTCCTTAATTGACATGAGCGTTTCGTTGTTCAGCTTCTGCTGATACTTGAGCATCAAGTTAGGCGTGGCCGCGTTGTCGAAAAAGATTTGACGGTGCCGCGTCATCGCCACATCGGCGTTCACTTCGCGCAACACGGGCGTCAACCACGACATACCACGGTGACGACCTAGCGGGTCAGGTATGGGTGCCCAGTGCGCGATGTCCTCGACGTTGTAGAAGGTGCCGTCAGACTCGCCCAAGCCACCCTCTGAATACAAGATGCCCAACACATCATGGCGGCCATTCAAGCCCTGCGACGAAACGATCTCAACCCAGTCAGGTCGCATCCACACCAGCGTGTCAAGTTCGCGGCGCACAAAGAAGTTACCCGAAATTGAGTTGTGTTGTTCCGCGCGGGCCAGAAGGTCACCCGTTGTGCCACCTGGCCACGGGTTTCGCAAAATCTCCAGCTCAGGATCGTCATACAACTTGCCCGTAGCCAAATCCTGAAACTTGAACTCGGCTTGCGCGATCATCTGAAGTCGAGCAAGCACACACGAAAACACAACCGAATTGGATGAGTAACCCAGCGCCGAATAGTCGCGGTATGTGCGCAGAATCTGTTCAGACTTCGTGCCGCCCCACGTTTGCGACATGAAAGCGACAAGCTCAGGCTCAGGCAGTAGCGAACGGTCAGAACCACCCGTGCGGATGCGATCAAACAAGCGCGTCATTTACGAAACACATCCGTATCTACGAGAAGGCCAGTGGCCATCAGCCCAACGCCGGCGACGATCAAAGCGCCAGGAATCGACAACAAAGCCACGCCAGCGACTAGAAGGGCAAGCCCAACAATCGTGATAAGCAACGACCACCACACGGGCTGACCTCCTCAGATCACGTAGACGGACGGCTCAGCCGGTGCGCCAGTTGAACGACAAGCCCAATGGGCCAAGGTGACCGCGACAAGCGGCGAAATATGTACATCAGTGGACGATTTACGAGACCATGCCCAGGCATCACCCAACGGCCGGCGCTTAGCGATCAACGCCGCATCATTCAATTCCGGCTGACCCAAGTGATGAACGAAACCGCCATCGACCGCATCGAAAAACATGCCGCACGCTTGCGCGTAATCGCGGGTCGAAGTCAACGTGACCTCAATCCGCGCGGCCTCAAGGTCAGCAAGTAAAGAACCAGCAGGGCCGCCAGCATCAACCACGATCGCCGAAGGACGCCACTTATTGACCAGTTCGGTGATCCGATCAACAACCCAACCAGTGCCACGACGGAACTCAACAAGCTCAACATGCTTCGCGCCATCAGGTCGAGTGCCAGCCGCGCCGATTGCTGCCCATGTGCGATCAGGTGAAACGTCGATACCGAAACACACAGGGTCAGTCATCGTCGACGATTCATCGACACAAGCCAACCAAGCAGGCTCAGCAAACACGCTTTCAGCTTGGCGTTTGGGCCAAATACTTAAGCGTTCCTGCTTAAACCAGTCGAGATCGTTGCTCATTGCGGCGTATTCGCGCGCAATGAACTCCTGCGAAATGCGAATGCCTAGCGCAGGGTTCGCCTGCGCCCACGCCTGCGGGTCAGACGGGTCAGCGTCGTCAGGAGCCGACCATTCCATGTAAGCCAAGGAAGGATCACCGCCAGCAAGCGCGCGCTCCCTAAGACCACGCAGTTGAGTAGCGGCATCATCAACCGTTCCCGTGTAAATGACCTGAGGGTTTGGTCGAGTTGAAAGCGTAGGCAGCAGGGCCGCGATGTCTTCAGCGTCCAGCACCTGGCACTCATCCAAGATCGCAACATCGCCAGTGAAGCCACGGCCCGACGTTCTCGACCTTGCCACGAACTGCAACCGCTGGCCAGTCTTTAGTTCAATGCCCTCTTCGCCATGCGAGGTTCGGATCGTCTTCACTCGTGACTTCAGTTCAGAGTTGTTTTCGATGTACCCGACAACTCGACGAAACGCTTCTCGACAAGTTTTAAA